ACTTCATTAAAAACAGGACCAGTACTCATGGTTCAAATACCTCTCTAAATGTTGCCTGTATTGTTGCTCTATTTAGATACGGTATAGATTTTGACCATGCTTCGCAAACAAACTTAGATGAACTAGCCTCTCCTGGTGGAGTGAAATCAAAGCTGTCACTATCGTTTGCCCTTGCATCAAGAAATGTTTCTATAGTATCTGCATCTGTTTCTGAAACATTAAAAGTTAGATTAAATACTTTTGGATTTTGATGTTGAGCCAATCCAAATAAAATTCTATGTTCATAACCATCAGCAAAGCGAACTGTTCTAGTATTAGGTGCTGATCTTTTTTGTTGTCCGTATGTTGGAATGATTGAGGGAAATGTAGCCACTATGCAAGTAAACCTCCAGGCCTTTTCTGTTCTACTAATTCAGATTGTACCGCAGCAGAAATAAGACGGCCAAGTTCTCTACCTTGTTGTTCATCACCCTCCACAGAAGAACCAGACGCATCTACATTTACTATGACTGTAGTCGAACCACCGAGTGCATGATTTGGCGTAATCATACCAGAAACACCTGGACTAAACATTTCTGGGCCACGCTCTCCAACTATGTAATTTTTACCTCCTTTTACTGGCCCACCTTTTGCCTTAAATGCGTTAGGCCCACCTAAAAAACTGCTTCCATCACCTCCAAGAGATGTATCTGTTATTAATGGGATACCTCCACCCGCAAAACCGCCACCTAGTCCTCTACCTAAAAATCCTAATAAATTTCTCTGCATTTGATTAGCCATCATTTTTGCAGCAGTATTTATAAAGTGACTAGCAATAGAGTTAAGCATATTTCTGAATGCATCTTGAACACTCATTGTTCCTTTAATAACTCCTTTAAATGATTCTTCAAAAGATGAACCAATAGTTTTTGATAATTCAACTATTTGAAAACCACTATCATTTAATTTGATAAATTCTTCATCAAGTCTTACTAATTCATCATTAACAAGTCTTGAACCTAAAGCCAATTCATTTGTTGCTTGAACATAATCTCTTAATAATTGCAGTTGATCTGCATTTAATGTTTGTTTTGTAAGTTCTTCAAACTCTTTTGCTAATTCATTTACTTGTCTATCTGCTTTTATTTTTTGTCTTTTAGCAAATGTAGTTGCATTCGTTAACTCAATTTCTTCTCTCATCCCTTTTGAAATCGCTTCAAAACCCAATCTATTTGTTTCTGTTTTATCAAATTCTGCTAATCCAGTTATACCTTGTGCTTTTAGTCCTCTAAGTTCTGTTCTTTCTTGTCCTGTCAATCTACCACGTTTTCCTTCTAACTCTGCTATTCGATTTCCTATTCCTTGTAATTCTGGACTTGTTGATTTTCTCAATCTTTCTCCTACAGTAAGATTTTGCAAACCATCTCCTAATCCTTTTAATATTTTTGAAAAAGATATTATTCTTGCCAAACCAGCCTGTACGATCAAGAAAAACTGACTAAATCCTTGTGTTATCTGTCTTGTCTGATCACCAAATTCTTTTAATGCATCAACACCACCTTGACCAACTATTGCTGTAGTACGAGCAAGAACAACATTGTATGCAGCCTCTTTTCCTTCAGCTTGTTCTAGTAATTGTATTCTTTGAGTAAAAGCAGAGTTAGTTAAACCTAATGATGCTATTAAAGTAGTTGTATCTTTATTAAAATCAGCTAAAGCATCACCAGCTTTTTTTGCTGAACCTACTAAAACATCAAGTTGTTTACCTAATTGAGTACCAACAATAGAAAGACCAAATCCTAAACCACCACCTAAAGCACCTCCAGCTATACCACCAATACCACCACCAATTGATGCTCCAACTCCTTGACCAAATAAGAGAGGAAAACCTCCACCAATTAAACCACTACTAAGAGCATTTCTTCTTCTACTAGCAAATCCACCAGGTTCAAAAAATAAACCACCTTCTTGAAATTGTCTATTCTGACCAAGAGTTCTATTAAAAAAGTTTTCTCCAAACATTGCCTGTCTAGGACCAGCAGATCTTGAATATGCATTAGCTCTATCTTGAATTATTGGAGAACGAAGTTCAGTCTCCATCTCTTTTATTCTTGCAGTAACTTGTTTAAACCTATCGCTTGTTCTATCTAGTCTTGCCTCAAGACCTCTCAACATACTTATGTAATCATTTATAGCTTCTCTAGTATTTGTTGGTCTAAATTCCATTAAATCTTCAAAGGTAGTACCTCTTGCCATCGGAATATTTCCACCCAGATTAGCTGCTTGATCTGCTGCAATCCTGCTAAATTCTTTTAACTCTTTAAATCGTGCAGTAAAATCTGCCTTCTGAATACCTTGAGTTAGAACATTATATTCGCCACTAAATAGTTTTACATTGGCTCTTGCATCTCGTAATGCAGCAGAAAAACCTCTAATTTCACCTGCATTATTATTAATTTGTTTTGTATTATTTACAAACGCATTGTTAGTAACAATTACTTCATTTCTTATCTGTGCAATTCTATCTTTAAATTTTCTAAGTAGTTCTGGAGAACCTCCTTTAAGTTCTGGAGCTATCTGTTGTGATTTTATTGATTTTGCTAAATTATCTACAGCCTTTAGTTGTAGCTGTAAATTTTTTAATTGCTGGGTTTGGGTTCTGACATTAATATTAATTCCGTACTCTGCTGCCATTTACTCGACCCAATAAATTACTTCTATATTACCGCCTTCTGGGTTTCATGGCTTGTTTTTTTTGTACTTGTTCTTTATATTTCTCTTCTTCCTCATGTTTTAACTCAAAAAAACCTGCCCAAGCTGTTAGTTCTTCTCTAGTTAAATTTTCTGTAAGTTGTTTTATTGTCATTCCTAACTCTTTAGCTAAAAAAAACATTAAATACCAATCTTTATTATCTTTTTAAAGCTGCTTTCGCTTCCTCCACTTTTAAATTATCTCCAGATGTCATCATTGCCATTTGTATATCTTGTAAAACACCTGCATTTATTTCTCTTCTAAGTGATGCTTTATGACCATCTTGAAATAGTCTTTTGCCATCTTCATCTAATGCTTTTTCAATCATAAGATTTAAAGCAAACTCGTTACCATCATCTCCTTTGGATTTTGCAACTATTGATTCTCTTTCAGCAATAGTTAATGGATGCCAATAAATTTCTAATACTGTTTCTTCTCCATCTTTCACTTCATATTTATATTTTTGGCTAACACCAAATTTATTTCTGAGGAGTTCAATCGCTTCCATAGTATTCTAATATAATATTTATATTATACTTATATTAGGCATTAGCTGTAAATTGACAAGAAATAATTCCTATAAAATGACTTCTATCCTCTATTTGTAACATAGTTGGACCATTTATATCAGCAACTCTTGGAGTGCAACTAAATGTATCAGTATAGTCAGAAGCATTAACAGAAGTAAGTCCATCAATAACAGATTCACTTATAGCAGATACAACTGAAGTTCCTTTATTTTTTGGCACATAAATATTACATTGAATAACACCAGCATAATAATCAGATGCAGCACCCTGATTTTGTACAGTTGATTGAGTGAAATTTAAATTCATAGTTATATATTTTTTAGTTTTTCCAGGAGTTGTAAATGGCACATTATCATTAATAACAGAAACAGTATTATCTGCTGCTACTACCGCATCTGTTACTGCTTTTTCAAAAGCTGCTCTGGCATTAACTAAAGTCATAATTACGAAGGTTCAATGTAACGTAAGCTAGATCCAGGTTTTATAGATCCAAAACCACTACCAGGTTTAGCTCCAATAAATATTTTACCTTTATCTCTCATGTTATCTTTAATAATTTTACCTGCTTCACCTTGAACAAACTTAGACAGTTTTTGATCTTCTGCACTATAACCAGCATATTCAGCAACATTACCAATATATATATCTGCATTTATAAATTTATAATCAGTACCAACAGGAAATCGAGGTTGAATTAAGGCTATTTGATTTGACAATTCTCTACGTTTTCTTTTTCTTTCTTCTTTATCACTTGCCCATACAGCATCTAATTGTCTTCTTATACCAGACCAAGGTGGATGCTCATATACTGATTGTCTATCCTGTATTGGTTCTCTTCTTACTTTCCAACTAGATGCTAAAAAACCAGAATAAACAGGACTACCATCCTCTGAAGATAATGAATCATGTAAATCTCTTATTGTCTGTGCAAAATCAGCATCTAACTGTGACACTGTATTGTCAAAAGCCTTATCTGCACTAAATTCTTGTTCTTTAGCCATTAGAACCTCACAAGAATAGTAAACAGATAAGTCTGTCCACCTTGTTTTGTATCAATATTAGTTATCTGTGCAACTCTTGTAGATCCAGCATAAGTTAATGTAATCTCATCATCTAAATCAGGTTGAT